TCTTAGTATTGCTTACCTACGAAAAAGGTCATAGAATATTATTTACTCGTTATACAATGACTTCGGCAGGAATGTCAATTATACCTGAGTTTATAGAGAAGTTAGAGTTAATGGGAATACTTGACCAGTTCACTGTAACTAAAACAGAAATCATAAACAATTTAACAGGGAGTTCAATATACTTTAGTGGTATTAGAACGTCAAGTGGAGACCAAACGGCAAAGCTTAAATCTATTCAAGGGGTTAGTTCATTTGTATTAGATGAGGCAGAAGAGCTTACAGATGAAGAGAGTTTTGATAAGATTGATTTTAGTATTAGAGCAAAAGGAGTTAAGAATAGATGTATATTAATTCTAAACCCTACTACAAAAGAGAATTGGATATATCAAAGGTTTTTTCAGAATAGAGGAATACCAGACGGATTCAATGGCACAAAAGAAAACATTACTTACATTCATACAACTTACTTAGATAACTTAGAACATTTATCTGAATCGTTTGTAAGACAGATTAATGATATGAAAGTAAGAAGACCACTTAAGTATAAGCATCAGATAATGGGTGGTTGGCTACAAAGAGCAGAAGGAGTTATATTTACTCATTGGAATATAGATAAATTCAATACGGAAATAGATTCAATATTCGGTTTGGACTTTGGATTCTCTGTTGACCCCTCAGCTTTAATAGAAGGTGCTATTGACAAAACTAGAAAAATTATTTGGTTTAAAGAACATTTATATAAAAAAGGTTTGACTACCTCACAAATTTATGATACTTGTATTAGAAAGGCAGGTAAGAATTTAATTGTGGCTGATAATAGTGAACCCCGTTTAATTAGTGAATTAAAAACAAAAGGATTAAACATTGTGCCTACAATAAAAAAGAAAGGTAGCATCTTGTCAGGAATAGCATTGATGCAAGATTATCAAATTGTAATTGATAGCAATTCAATAAATCTAATTCGTGAATTTAATAACTATTCTTGGAAGCTTACAGGTTCTATTCCTCAGGATAATTTTAATCATGGAATAGACTCCTGTCGTTATCTGGTTCAGTACCTACTTACTAGGTCTGTACCTCATGGTAATTACTTTATTAGGTAAATTGTTACATTTGTAACAAAAAATATTTAATTTGTTATATTTCTACATTTATTTGTCAGTTGGAGAATTAATTACTATATTGAACACAGTTCATTGAAATATTGTTTAACCCATAAAATTGAAAACATGGAAAAATTAAAACTAGAGAAAGTTAACTCTAAAAAACAACTAGAAGCTCAAGGTTATTTTAAAATAGATTTAAACAAAGGAGTTTGGGATTTTTGTTGGGGGAAGTATGTTATAACTAGCACCAGACAAAACGAAAGTTCAGTTCTTTATTTTGGTGGTGACATTTTATCACAAACACCTGTTGAGTCAATAAAAGAAGCTTTGTACCTGTACAATACTTATCATTACAGTTGTCCAGAACACTACTTATAAGGAGTAGGGGAGGGTAAAACCTCCCTTTTTAAAAAAAGATTTGGTCAGTTGGAAATAATTCACTATATTTGTTAATAATTAATAATTAAAACAAAGAAAACTATGAAAATTTACAAACAGTACAAAGATGAATCTTTTAAAACACTAACACCATTAAAAAAGTTTATAGAACTTACAGAAGGCAAAGGTTATTACAAAAAAGATACAGCATTACAAACACTAAAAAAGTGTGGCATGATTCAAACTAATTGGGCATGGTACACATTAACTAAAGATTAAAACAATGAAAGAAAACAAAAAGATTATCCCAAAACATTTTAAGATTAACGAGGATTGGATACAGAAATCTAATCAGAATCTAGTAATGGATTTATTAAGAAAACAATTTAAAACAAACAAATAATGATAGTAAAATTAGCAGTTCATTATGAACAAGAAAGAACAGATAAAAAAGATAACAACAATGGTTTGTTGTATGGTATATATCATTATGATGTTCCTAAAAATGATTTAGATACAGACAATATGTTTAACAATGATGTTGTTCATGTTGAATGGTATAAAACAAAATTAGAAAGAAATAAACAATTAAAATTATAAAATTATGAGCAAAGTAAACGCATTTGAGAACGAGATATTTGACCATTACAGAAAAAGAGTAAATCAAATAGAAAAATCAATTAACCTATTAAGAAGTCATGGCTACACTGTTGTAGATTTAGAAGGCAAAATAATAGAAGAAGAAGTTAAACAATAATGGAAGACATCATTGAAGAGTTAGAAGCTGAAATAAAAAGTTTACAATACGACATTGAATGGCAAAACCATTATATGAAATACTTAGAAGACAAGAATTGTGAATTAGATAACGAAGCTACTGTTTACGCTAATTATATGATGAACTCAACAAAAACTTACGAAATATGACACTCAAAGAAAAAATCAAAGATTTAGAAAAGCAATTAGAAGTTGCTAAAAGACACACCTATGTTTATGACACAATTCAAATACATTGTAATGACGGAGAACTCTATATTTATTATGGAGACGATAAATGCGTTGTGTTTGACGTTAACGATATGTTTGATGACTTACCCTTCATTATAAGTCAAGTCGTCAAAGAACAAGCTAAAATACAGGAATGGAAGCTTGATAGCATTAAGGAATCATTAAAAGAAATCAAATGAGAAAGTGTAACAAATGTTCAGCAATAATAGAACAGAAAGGAAAACAATTATTCTGTTATAGTTGCAAAGGGTATAAGATGCCCTACGAAACTTATAAATTTTATTCACTATCAAATCAATTTAATAATAAATAATTATGAAAGTAAACAGAGTATATAAAACAGTACGCCCAATGCGAAAGTTTGGCAATTTAATAAGAGATTTATTTATGCCAAAGCAATCTAATCATTTTTGGATTAGAGTAAAAGAAGTTGCTGAAACGCAAGAAGAAAAAGAAGAGCAAATATTTGCTATAATAGAATTATTAAATAACAGAATAGATATTAAGATATGACACACACAGAAGATTTAAACAGAATAGAGATTAATCATTTAAGAGAGATGCTTAGATATGTTAAGGAAGAGAATGAGAATTTAAAAGATATGAATCGAACACTCAAAGCAAAGAATGAATTATACTTGCAACAATTAGAATCAGAATATAGAAAAAGTAAAGTATAAACAAAAACAGAAAACAATGAAAAAATTTGAGATATTCGAAACTAAAAACTATGGCTTGTTCAAATATCTAACATTTAACAGAGATGTAGATAAAAAGCATGTTGATTTACTTTGTAATTCAATTACTAAATTTGGCTTAGTTGTACCGATAATTGTAACTAATGATAATTACGTTATTGATGGTCAACACAGGTTAGAAGCGTTAATTCAATTACAAAAACCTGTATTTTATGTAATAAACAATAACGTAAATAAAGATTGTGTTGTTGATATAAATACTAATCAAAGAGGTTGGAAAGTTATAAACCACATCAAATCTTATGCAGTTAAAGGTAATCTGGAATATAAAAGATTATTAGAAATAATTGATGATTTTATTGATGATTTTACGCTATCTGGAATTACAGATGCTTTCAATTCAAAATTAAACAAAGGTTCTACCTCTTTAATTAAAAAAGGGATTTATGAATTGAATGAGGATTTAGGGGAACAGGTTTTGGAAAATTGCTTAAGTTTAAAAGATGTCATAGGAAAAAACGCCATATCTACTAAATTCGTTAGGGCATTAAAAAAGATAATGTTTAAGAATGAACATTTTGATGTTGACAGATTAATCAAGAATTGTAAAAGCGTTAAAAAGATTTATATTTATAATAATGAATATGATATTATACAAGAGATATTAGACGTTTATAATTACAAACTTAGAAGTAATAAATTAGAAATTTAATAGATGAGAGTTCTAACGTTTGAAATAAAAGAAGTAGGGGAAGAACCTTACGTTAAGCAATTCAATACGGATAGGTCAATTCAATGGACGGTTAAACAATATTCAAGACATAGAGCAATTCAATATATGAATTTAATAACGAAATAAATAAAAAATAATTTAATAAAAAAATAATTTAAATATATTTTGTCAGTTGGAAATATTGTTGTATGTTTGATATAAATTTAAAATAAAAAACAATGAGAACAATAGAAATTCAAGCTTATCAATTTGATGAATTAGATAAGCAAACGCAACAAAAAATTATTAAAAATCATTATGATATAAATGTACACCATGATTGGTGGGATTTAGTTTACGAGGAATTTAAACAAGTAGAGATTATAATAAAAGGTTTTGATTTATTCAGAAGAGAAATTGAAATTGAAATTTATAGCTCTTATGAGGAAACTGCAAATTTAATTATGTCTTATGGATTTAATACAACAGAACAAATTTATATTGCTACAAAGAAGTTTTTAAAACACAGAGATAATCTATTTAAAAAACATGGTGAAAATGATAAAATAAAAGAAGAATTTTATAATGATTATGATAGTGAAATTGACTCGATTGAACATGATTTTCATTGTAGTTTACAAAATGAAATATTAAGACAATTAAATAATGAATACGATTATTATTCAAGTGATGAGGCAATAAAAGAAACTATTATAGTTAATGAATATGAATTTAAAAAAGATGGTGAAAGATTATAAATTCAATACATGAATTTAATAGAGTAGATTATAAATTCAATATACACAAATTTAATAGTTGTTTGTTTGTTTGCCCTCTGTAAATTTTACAGGGGGTTTTTTGTTGGATAACTTGCAAAGCTAAAAACAAATAAAGCAACAAAGCAAATTAATTTTCTTATTTAGAATTAATATAAATTGTCATGTGGGGTTGACTTGTATTATTTTATTAACTAATATTGTGAATAATTATTAACTAAATAAACAAACAATATGAAACAAATTTGGCAACACAAAACATTTTTAACAGAGGAAAGAGCAAGAAATTTTGAAGCTTTTTGTATTTCATCTGGTTTTATTACAGACTTTATATTTATAGAAAATGGGTTCAAGGTTGAATACAAAAAAAAACAAACATTATGAAAAACACATTACACAAAATAATTATTAAAACATTTATAACGCTATCTTTTATTAGCGTTGCTTTTGTTATTTATGCTTCAATTAACATTTTAATCAATTTATTTTAATTATGAAAAAACAAAGAATTAACGAACTCAACAACCTTTATGCAGTGCCAATAGGCAAAGAGATAAAGATTAAGAGAAACGCCTTAAAAAGCATCTTAAAACGCTTTATTTTAAGCGATATATTTATCAGGGTATTTGTTTATGCAAGTGCCTTAATTTTAACCTTATTATTAACCCTAGAAATATAAAACAATGGAAACAAAAGCAAAGGAAATGTCTAACTTACAAAAATACTTCGGTACTTATGAAGTTAATTTAATTTTAGGCGACTTTAGAAGTTATAAACAACTCAGAGAACTACATACTTACAAGGAAATATTTAACGAAATTAATAACCTTATAAAATAAAAACAATGAAAAAAATATACTTACCACTATTAAAAGAACAGAAAAAAAGAGGTGTTTATTTTTCCTCTACTTTATCGCCTTATAGATTTGAGGCACTTGACACAACAAGACATGAAATAACACATGAACAATATAAAAACAATTATAAGGAAGCCGAAGCAACCGAACAACGCTTAAAAAATGATAGCTTCTTTAATAATTCACATTTTAACTTTAATATAATAAGACAATGAAAACAAACAAAGAAACAATTAAAACGTATTTAGAACAAGAGAAAACACACGGACAAAGTGCAAATGTATTTTTTGAATATTCCAATATTTATTCATACGGTTATCACTATTTGTTAGGGAAATTCCTTGATGATGATTTATTAATCATAAATGACACGGGATACAGTGCCACTACATCAAAGCATATACACTTATTAAGAAACACGGCAAACGAAATGAATATAACTAATTTCAGTACATCAAACGTTGATACAATAAGCGTATACAATGAAATTAAGTATTTAGAAGGTAAATTGCATAAGGCAAGAAAACCAGAAATCTGGTATAACAGAATAAATAATTTATATATTAAGTGGTATGATTTCACAAAAAAATATGGTGCTTTAAATATGAAAGGTGCATCCATTAAATTAGGTTTTAATAATAAATCAAATGACATTCAAAAGATAATGATTAGAATTGAGCAATACTATACAACATTAACACTTAATTTAAACGTATGAAAACAGCACAAAGAAAGTATTTTATAAATGATGTTATTAATGCAGGTTTTAATATTGAGCCGTTAACCTGCTTAAATTGTAATAGTCAAGAGGTTACATTTAACCAATATATAGGGGACGCACATTGCTCAGAGTGTGGAACATGGCAAACTGAATAAATTAAATTATATAATTATGAAAAACTTTAAAACATTTGATAATTGGTTAAAATGGTTAAATAAAAAAGATATTTCAATAAGTATTGAACATGAATATTTTAGAGAACACTATAACAATTTAGATAGTTTTGAAAATAATCTAAAATTATTTAATTATATAAATTAAAATATATTAATCTTTTATCGTCTTTTATTAAAAATTAACCTCCTTTTTAGGGGGTTTTTTTATTCCTTACATTTTGTTAGATTCTTAACATTCAGTTAGTTATGATTAATTAAATAGTCAATATCTATAATTCTTTATCTTAATCAGCTATAAACATAGCCATATTAAGCAATTTAAGCACCTTTTTAGCTAGTTTCACACCCTTTCTGGTATGTACCCCTCATTTTAATTTAATAAGCCCTTAAAACGCCTCTAATTTAATATTTAGTTTTATGTAGGTTATAGATAAGGGGTACTCTGCCTGTTTGCAAACGCTCTGTGTATATTACCCCACTCTCTCTACACTTCATACTTTCCATCTGACACTTGTATATCCTTTATGAATTCAATACCTTTATGAATCTAATGGGTAGAAAGAAACTTGTTCGATATGACAAAAACTATTTAAAGGCAATATCTTATTGCATAGACAACAACATTAAGATATATGCTGTGCCAAAGACACAACGTGAGTATTATGTTGAGGTAAATGACAATGGTCAAATAATACGTTCACCTGAGGCATATAATCTAAATGAATGGAGTGATAAAATAGTTGAACTATATACATTCTACTACTACAAACATAACCCAACCGCCAAATAGTCAGATTATATATATTATATATATATACATAGTGTATTATATTACATAATGTATTATATTGCATAGTGTAATATATTACACAGTGTATTACATAGTGTAATACATAGTATGTAACATATACATATATAATACATATATAACTGACATATATTCAGTTGGAATATAGTAAAGTACAAAATCAAATAAAATTATTAATTATAATATGGCACTAAAACAAATCGAACTAGAAGTACCAACAACTCTATCTGACATTAAACTTTGGCAATATCAAAAGTATATGAAAGTCATAGAGCAGAACAAAACAGAAGATGCCGAAGATGAAGAACAAATAAACGATTTCTTAAATATGAAACTCGTAGAAATATTCTGTAATGTTTCATTAAGAGATGTTAGTAGAATACCTTTAAAGGAATATAAAAAAGTATTAGAAATATTAAATAAGGCATTTGAAGAAAAACCTAAATTAATACAGAGATTTGATTTGTTAGATGTAGATATGGGATTTATACCAAAGCTTGATGATATAACGCTTGGTGAATATGTAGACATAGAAACTAATATTGCTGATTGGCAAAAAATGCACAAAGCTATGGCTGTATTGTATAGACCAGTTAATTTTAATGCACAAGATAAATACACTATTGCTCCTTATAAAGTAAATGAAGAGATACAAGAATTAATGAAAGAAATGCCTTTAGATGTAGCAATTAGTTCAATGGTTTTTTTTTACGCTTTAGGGAAGGAGTTGCTGGGAGCTATACCGAAATATTTGGAGCAAAATCTGAAGAAAGAGGATATGCTACAGCTAGAGATGCATTTGCACAAAAATGGGGGTGGTATCAATCAATTTATGCACTTGCTAAAGGAGATGTCAGAAACTTCAATACAGTTACCGAGCTTCCACTCTACCAGTGTTTAAATTATTTGGCATTTGAAAAAGAAAAAGTAGATATAGAACAACAAGAATTAAAAAAAGCATATAGACAATGACAAGTTTTTACGACATACTAGACAAGCTTAAAACCTACCTTCAAGGCAACACTAATGTAAATTCAGTTACGTTTGGAGATATATTTGAAGTTGACCTAGCTAAACAAACCATATTTCCTTTATCACACATAATTGTAAATGGATGTACATTTCAAGACCATGTAGTTCAATTCAATCTACAAGTTATATGTATGGATATTGTCAACGAAACCAAAGAAGACAAGAAAGATTTAAACAACTATTTTCACGACATAAACAATAAACAAGATGTGTTAAACACACAGTTTGCTGTAGTCAACGGTTTACAATCGGCACTTAGAAGAGGAGAATTGTTTACTGATTTATATCAAATAGATACAGATTATACTGCCAATATGTTTGAAGATAGATTTGAGAACTTACTTGCTGGTTGGAGCTTAGATATATCAATCACAGTGGCAAACAATGAAATATCGGATATTAATGCTAACGGTCAATCTCCTTGCTAATGAGTTTTAAGTTTAAAAATACAGAAGCATACTTGACTAATTATACAAAAAAAATTATTGTATTAACCAGACAAGAAATACTTAATCCACAACAAAGAACATATAGAAGTAAATTATTTGGTAACAGAACAATAAATTCACCATTAAACTCTAGTGGTAGTTTAAGAAATAGCTTGCGATTAAAGAAAGTAATAAAAAACACTGTTAGCGAAAAAGGATTTAAAGCAACACAATCATTTAGGGTTATGGGTAATGCTTATGGCGAAATATTAGACGAGGGTGGAACACCAAATAAAGTCAACGCTACAGAATCTAAATTAGAAAACTGGATTACAACAAAGCCTGTTACTTTAGAAAAAATAAAAGACAAAACCAAAGCCGCACAATACATGAAAAGAAAGATTGATAGATATGGTGTTCAGGGCACTGGCTTTTTACAGAAAATTGTTAACAAACAGTTTGATACTGTTTTAGGAGTGATACCAAGTTTGGTAAAAGATATAGAATTTAACCTAGAAGATATGTTTATAGCTTTAGGTTGGGATAAACAGGGTCAAGATACATTTGTAAGAAAAATATAATATGAGCACAATAATTAACACAAGAAGTCCATTTTACTTTAAAGTATCTAATGCAGATTTAAGCTCTGTTAAATTAGAACTATATATTTGGACTGGAACGTATGCACAAAGAAATGCATCCTATAAAAGATATACTTTAACAAAAGAACAGTTATTAGACGAGCTAGATAGAGGAACAACTACTGCTACTACAGCTAACAAATTAGTTGATAGCACACAAAACTTTCAGACTACAGCTCAAGTAGGCAGTTTCATAAAGAATACAACAGATTCAACAACAGCAAGTGTTACTGCTATTGATAGCGACACAACTTTATCTATAAGCTCCGACATTATGGCTACAGGTGAAAATTATATATTATTTGCTAAACCTTATGTTGTATTTGAATTAAGTGAGCTTGCAAGAGACTTTATGGAAACAGAGTATAACAACTACGCAACTGACACTTTATGGATAGATGCAGATATTACTATTTATGATTCAACAGGAACTATTGTTCAGGTAAACTCTCAAGACACAAACACATCTAGTTTCTTAGGCATAGATGGTTATGGTTACTTTGAAGATGGCACTAATCCTAGAAGTGTTCAATATACAACACCTATGGTGCTTCAACACAATACTACAGTTTATTATAATGATGGTGCTGATATAAAGATTCCTATATACGCAGAAGCAGAAACCGTAACAGCAACTTTAACAAGTTCAGCAGGAGCAGATATTTATTGGGATAATGCTGATGATTTTTGGGATACTTATAATGTAACTTGGGGTTCAGGACAAACTCCTGTAGTAATTACTGACAATGGAAACACTAATCAAAAGATACAATACTTAATTATTACTGATAGTGAGGATTTAAACGATGGAGATTTTGTAACTATATCTAGTAATAATGCTTCTTATTCAGATGTAGTTATAACGCTTAAAAAAGTATGTGAGCCTAAATACACGCCACTAAATGTAATATTCTATAATAAATTTGGAGCACTACAAAACCTATGGTTCTTTAAGAAGTCTATGACTAATATTAATATTACTTCACAACAGTTTAAAAATAATATTTTAGATATAGAGAATTCTGGTGGAGCACCATCTTATGCATTAAGTAAGCATCAAGAAAAGAAGTTTATGGCAAATGGAAAAGAATCAATAACTGTTAATTCAGGGTTTTATAGTGAAGACCATAATGAGGTTGTAAGAGAAATGTTACTTGCAGAACAAGTTTGGATTTATAATGGAACAAACACTTTACCTATAAATCTTAAATCTAATACACTTCAATTCAAAAAGTCAGTTAATGATAAACTTATTAGTTACACCTTGTCCTTTGATTACGCTTACGATAAAATAAACAACATTCTATAATGCAAAAAATAGTATTATACATAAAAAATAATGATGATGTCTATAAAAGGGTAGATATGTTTAATGATGAAACTATTTCATTAACATCTAAAATACAAGATGTAAGAGACATACAAAAAGTATTTACTGACTTTAGTCAAACATTTACATTACCTGCCTCTAAAACAAATAATAAACTATTTCAACATTGGTATAATTATAATATTGATAATGGTTTTGATGCAAGAAGCAGAAAAGATGCCGTAATGGAATTAGATTTCTCTCCATTTAGAAGAGGTAAGATTTCTCTTAATAATGTTAAGATGAAAGACAACAAACCTTTTTCTTATGAGGTTGTTTTTTATGGCAATACTATAAACTTAAAAGATTTGCTTGGAGATGACGAATTAAGTACTCTTGGTCAACTAGATGATTATACACATGATTACACAAGTTCTAATGTTAAGAATGGATTACAAACAGGATTATCTTCTGGTAAAATAATATATCCTTTAATATCACACACAAAAAGATTTTATTATGATTCGGCTCAATCGAGCCCTAATTATAGTGGTAATTTATATTACAACACATCACAAAACGGTATTGGTTTAGAGTTTGATGATTTAAAACCTGCTGTTAAATGCCTAACTATAATAGAAGCTATAGAAGACAAATATACTACGGCTAACGGATATTCTTCTAATGTTGTGTTCACTAGAGATTTCTTTAGCTCAACTGAATTTAGTAATCTATTTCTTTGGTTAAGTAGAAACAAAGGAGCTATAGGAGGAGACGAAAACCAAGAAGAAACATTAAGTCGTATATGTGGTGCATGGGGGTACTCTTCTGGTGACTTAGGTTTTAATATAACTGGAGATACTTGGACTGTATCAACTTCAGGGCATACAAGACGTTATGATGCACAATTAACAATAACTACAACAGGTGCAGACCAAACTAAACCTTATAGTGTAAAAGCTATAGATTATGTTACTGGAAATACACTAGGACAATTAGCTTTAGGTGCAGGAGCTTCAAGAGATTTCACTGTTCAATTAATATCAACATTTGAACTTGTTAATTATCAAATCAAATGGATTGTTGAATCTAATGAAACTTTATCGTTTACTCCTACATTAAACATGACAGAGTATATACTTAATCCAATAACACAAACTCCTATAGGTACAAACACTGCTGTATTTAATATAGGAGGAACTGGAGCAAGTATATCTACAACAAGTGAGATTATAATAACAGACAATGTGCCTAAAATAAAAACTATTGATTTTCTTACGGGATTATTTAAGATGTTTAATTTGACAGCATATTATATTGACGATGTAGCTGATGCAGACTTTGGTAAAATATATGTAGATACTTTAGATAACTTTTATTTAGATGCAGCAAACAATCCGTCTGAAGGTAGTTATGATATAACAAAACATATAGATACAAAAGAATTAACTATAGACAGGGCTTTTGAATTTAATCAAATTAATTTTGAGTATGAAGAACCCTCTACTTTATTATCTATAAATCATCAAGAACAATTTAATGAGATATTTGGCAACGAAGAAGTAAGACCTACGTTTGTTGATAGAGGAACTAAATACGAAGTTAAAGTACCTTTTGAGCACATGAAGTTTGAAAGAATAATCGACACTAATCAAACAGGAACAAGTCCTTATTCAGCAATTACATCTCCTTCGCCATACATAACAGACATTCTTTGTGGTTATTCAGCAGATGGTGACTTCGAATCTAAAACAGATGTAACTCCAAATACTGGTAATTATTCTCCAGTACTAACGAAACCTTTAGTGTTTTATGCTATACAAGAATCTGGATTATCTTCTGGAACAGGAATCAAATGGATTTCAGATGGAACTCCTGTAGAAATAACACAATACTATAGACCTTCTAACACTAATGAAGACGGAACAACGTCAACTGCGGCTGCTTTTACTATTAACTTTGATGATGAAATAGATGAGTGGAATTTAACTAATTATGATGGAGGCACTAACTCTTTGTTTAAAAAGTTTTACGCTAATTATATTAACGGAATCTTTGAAGAAAAGAAAAGAATATATAAGTTAAAAGGATACTTGCCAACAGATATATTAGTTAATTATAGATTAAATGATGAGCTTGTGATACAAGATAGAACATTTACGATTAATTCTATAAGCACAAACTTTAAAACTGAAGTAAGTCAATTAGAATTACTAAACAAATTATAACTATGATTAAGAATATATTTGATTTACTAAACGCTTCTGATTGGTATGGAGCAGGAGAAAATATAGAAATTGCAAAAGGCAAACATTTAGCTGTAAAAGACTTTAAACAAATGAAAGAACAACTTAAAAGATTAAGATATGGCAAGTAAAAAAATACTTATTCAAGTTGACGTAACAACTAAATCAGCAGAAGTACAGATTAATAAAGTTGTTGATTCTATGAAAAGACTTGAAGGAGCTACAGTAAAACAATCTGTAGCAACTAAAAAGTTAAAAACTGACACTGGATTAAATAATGCTATACTTTTAGAAACAGGTCGTTTAGCTTCAGATGCTTCTTATGGGTTTGGTGCTATTGCAAACAACTTAGGTCAATTAATAACGTTATTTCAATCTTCTGCAAAAGCTTCAGGCGGTGTTACAAAAGCTCTTGGTAGGTTATTTCGTATACAAAGTTTATTTATAATTGGTATACAATTATTAATATCTTTTATGCCGAAAATAATTAAAAGATTTCAAGATAAAGCAAAAGCAGCTAGAGCCGTTAAAGATGCTTTGATAGAAGGAACACAAGCTGTACAAGGTCAAGTTAAAGCACTGGAAAGTTATCAAGAAATGTTAAATTCCAACAACCTAAGTTTAACAGAAAAACAAAAACTATTAGACAAGGTTGCTAAAGAACAAAAGCTAGATAACTTAGAATTAGATGAAAACAATAACTTATCTGAAGAATCAAACAAACTTATAAAAGATAAAATAAGGTTATTGGTTTTAGAATCTCAAGCCAACACTATTAAAAGTCAAATACAAGAAGAGCTAACTAAAAGAGCTAAAGCTTTAGCACAAGTAGAGGAAGATGTAAACTCACAAATATCTAAAGGAACTGATTTTGTTGACAGAAACACAAAAGGTTTACAAAATAATGTTAAAGTTGGTGTTTCAGCAGTTAAAACTATAGTAAACAATACTAACGCTTTTGCTGGGTTAAAGAAAGCTATTGGATTAGTGTCAGCTCCTTTTAAAGCATATAATGATGATGTAAATAGTGCAGAAGCTATACAGTCAAGAAGAAATAAGGCAGATGCAGAATCTAATAAAATTACAAAAGAAAGTGAAAATAGGCTAAATGTGCTTATAGAAAAGTTTAAATCCTTAACCACAGAAATGCTTTCTCTCACTGACGCTAATGAACAATTAAAAGAAAGTCAAATAGATGAAGGATTGTTTGAAAGAATTGAAAGGGATAATATTAAATTACAAAATATTACTGCAAAGTATAACGCAAAAAGTATTGAAGATGATTTTGCTAGAAAAGATGCAGAATTAAAAGCAGAAGAACAATATCAAATTGACGCTATAAATTCTACAGAAGCTTATGAAACAGAAAAAGAATCAGCTAGATTAGCTGTTCAAATATATTATGCTAAACAAAGACAGGATAACAGAGAAAAAGAAGAGGATGCTATAAAAGCGTCACAATTATCAATAATCAGTATTTATGCTAAAGCTATTGGTACTATGGGCAAATTGTTTAAACAAGGAAGCGATGCTTCAAAAGCTGCTGCTTTAACTGAAATAGCAATAAACACTGCTGTTGGATATGTGCAAGGTTTAGATATTGCACAAAAATCAGCTAAAGGAACTGGGGCTTTAGCCGCTTTTTCTTTTCCTGTTTTTTATGCACAACAAGTTCTTGCTGTATTAGGTGCGGCTGCTCAAGCTAAACAAATATTATCTAGCGGTGGAAAAAGCACACCCTCAAGCTCTATTTCTGGAACAAGCACACCAACAACAATAGAAGCTCCTGACTTTAATGTAGTCGGTGCTGGGGGTGTAAGTCAATTAGCAACCACATTAGCAGGTGTAACAGGGCAACCATTAAAAGCATTTGTTGTTAGTAAAGAAATATCATCAGCTCAAGAATTAGAAAGAAATATTACAACTACAGCATCAATAGGTTAATTATTAAAATAAATTCAATATGAAAATAGTAGAATTAATTATAGACGAAGAACAAGAATTATCTGGAATAGAAGCAATCTCTATTGTAGATGAACCAGCAATAGAAGAAAACTTTATTGCATTATCTAAACAGCATGAAATAAAACTAGCTGAAGTAGATAAAGAAAAGAAAATATTAATGGGTGCTGCTTTAGTTCCTAACAAGAATATTTACAGACGTAACGGAGAAGACGAGTATTATATATTCTTTAGTGAAGATACTGTTAGAAAAGCATCTGAACTATTCTTAATGAGAGGCAATCAAAATAAATCTACATTAGAGCATCAAGCTGAATTGTATGGGTTGTCTGTAGTTGAATCATGGATTATAGAAGACGATGTACACGATAAATCAAGAAAGTATGATATGGATTTGCCTGTAGGTACTTGGATGGTTTCTATGAAAGTAAACAACGATGAAGTTTGGGATAACTACGTTAAAACAGGTTTAGTAAAGGGATTCTCTATAGAAGGTTATTTTACAGATAAAATTGCTATGAGTAAAATACAAGAAGTTAATGAGGAAGAAGAGGCAAGAGAAATACTATTGGAGATTGCCAATTCAATACTAGACAATAAGTATGAACTTAAAACTTATGGTGATTACGGAAGTGGTGTTAGAAACAATGCTAAAAGAGGTATTGAGCTTAACAAGAAAGTAAATAATAAATGTGCCACAAGCGTAGGAAAAATAAGAGCTCAGCAGTTGTCAAGAGGTGAAAAATTGAGTGTGTCAACAATTAAGAGGATGTATTCTTATTTATCAAGAGCAGAAACGTATTATGATGCTGGAGACAGTAAAGCTTGTGGAACTATATCATATTTATTATGGGGTGGTAAAGCGGGATTAAACTGGTCAAGAGGCAAGCTAAGAGAACTTGGTGAATTAAAAATGGCATCAATGGTTGTGGATAAAGACCACGCAATTATAAATGATAGATTAGCTTATTCAAGTAAAGAAAAAGCTGAAGAAATGGCAAAAGATTTAGATTGTAAAGGAATACACGAACACGACCTTGAAGGTAAAACTTGGTATATGCCTTGTGAACAACATTTTTTAGCAGAAGTAGGTGAAGACGGAGTAATAAGAAAAAGTCCTAAAGCACCTAAATCCGACACCCCTAATCCTAATCCTAAAGGTGAAGGAACGGCAAAAGGAGATGCTTCTGGCAAAAGAGGTGCTAAGGTGTCAGAAAAAGATAGAGCTGCTCTTAAAAAGAAAGCAGATGATTTTAATGAAAAATATAAAGAAAAATTAGGTTATGGTATAACTGTTGGTATGCTAGCTTCGGTATTTCAAAGAGGTCTTGGAGCATACAACACAAGTCATTCGCCAAATGTTAAATCACCTTCACAATGGGCACACGCTAGAGTAAACGCCTTTATGTATTTGGTAAGAAACGGAAGACCAGAAAATGCCAAATATACTACTGATTATGATTTATTGCCAACTAAACATCCTAAAAGCAGTAAGAAATGAAAAAAACAAATGAAACTGTAGGAAACGCTGTTCCAAGCGGTAGTAGAAGAGGTTGTATGTGTAAAGATGGTACATACTCAAGAAAGTGTTGTGATGGAACTTTAAGAAGTCAAGGTGTCGGAAGAATATCAGGTGTAGGTGTTTTATTATTAGAATCAGGAGGAAATATATTACAAGAAAACGGTCAAAATATAAAATTATAAATAATGTCAAAAAAAATATCACAATTAGATTCAATATCATCAATACAGGAAACTGATTTAATAGCTGTAGTACAGAGTGGTTCAACACAAAAAGCTACAATAAGTCAAATTGAAAACTATTTAATTCCTACTAATTTAACTATGTCTGATGGAGACACAATAAATCTTTCAGATTCAACTTACTCGGATTCTATGCTTATTAGGTTAACTTGGAGTGGAGGAGCTGGAAATGCAACTTTAAACCTACCTTCAGCATCAAGCAATACAAATAGAATTATGAGGTTTATCTCTAATGGGGGATTTGCTGTTTCTACAAGAGTAAATTTAACTCCTATAGGTTCTGACACTTTAGATGGCTCTACAGATGCTTATGTTATAAATATAACTTATGAAGGTATACAGGTATGGTCAGATGGTGTTGAATGGTTTATAATACAGAAAAAAGCATAAAAATCTAACAAGGTTTTTATATACAGTTAATTAAGTAAGATAAATTAATTTATAAATCGAAATTTATGGAAAACACTAAAGCTACATCAATTTTGAACGACATCATGGAAAAACTATCATTAGTTAAAAAAGATGAAGTAAAAGAAGTTGAGGTGAATCAAGAAGTAAATCTTTCGGAAGAAGTTAAAGAAGAAGAAAAACTATCTCAAGAACTTACTGAGCTTGCTTGTCAAGAAGAAGTAAAAGAGGAGTTGTCTTCTGAAGAAGTTGTTTCTGAAGAGTTACAAGAGGAAGTTCCTGTAATAGAGGAAGCCTCTGAAGAAATTGAGATGGATGAAATGAAATACGTTAGTAAAGACGAATTTGATTCTAAAATCTCAGAATTAAAAGGAATGATTGAAGAAATGAAATTAGGTTACAAAGAAGAAAAACTATCTATGGAAAAAGAAATAGAGAAGTTATCTGCTGAACCAGCTTCAGAACCAATCGCACACAACCCTGAAGGGGAAGTAAAACAAAACTTTAAGTCTTTTGGTCAAAACAGAGTTATGAACACTAGAGATAGAGTAATGAACAGAATTGCTAATTTAAAATAAACTAAAAACTAAAATTAATTAAAAAATGGCTACTACTACATCAATTACAAGTACTTATGCTGGCGAATTTGCAGGCAAGTACATTTCTGCTGCTTTATTATCAGGTGTTACACTTGATAGAGGTGGTATTGAAATCAAACCAAATGTAAAGTTCAAAGAAGTAATCAAGAAAATTGCTACTGATGCTAACGTAATCAAAGACGCAACTTGTGATTTCACTGACACTGCAACTATTACATTAACTGAAAGAATCCTTCAACCAGAAGAATTTCAAGTAAACCTAGAGCTTTGTAAAAAAGACTTTAGAAGTGACTGGGAAGCTGTACAAATGGGATACTCTGCTTTTGACAACCTACCTCCAAAATTCTCTGACTACTTAATTGGTCACGTTTCTGGATTAGTTGCTGAAAAAACAGAAAACAACATTTGGAAAGGTGTTAACGGAAATGCTGGTGAATTTGATGGATTTACAACTTTATTAGCTGCTGATGGTGACGTTATTGACGTTGCTGCTGCAACTGTAACATCTTCAAACGTTATTGCTCAACTAGGAGCTATTGTTGATGCTATTCCTTCTTCACTATACGGAAAAGAAGATTTATACATCTATGTATCTCAAAACATTGCTAGAGCTTATGTAAGAGCACTAGGAGGATTTGGAATCTTAGAAAATGCTGCTGGTACTGAAAACGTATCTAGCATTGGAGCAAATGGTGTATCTAATCAAGGTACTATGTGGTGGCAAAATGGAGCATTATCTTTTGATGGTGTAAAATTATTTGTTGCTAACGGACTTGCTGACAATAGAGCTGTTGCTGCTCAAAAATCTAACTTATTCTTCGGAACAGGTCTTTTATCTGACCACAACGAAGTTAAGTTAATCGATATGGCTGACCTAGATGGTTCTCAAAACGTAAGAGTTGTTATGAGATTTACTGCTGGAGTTCAGTACGGAATAGGGTCTGATATTGTACTATATTCTTAATAAATTAAATTAACCAAAAATTAGGGTAGGTGGGTAAATGCCTACTTACCCTTTTTTTATAAAAAATAATAAACTATGGCTTGCGATTTATCATTAGGTAGAAAAGAACCTTGTAAAGATGTTGTTGGTGGCATAAGAGCAGTTTATTTTACTGATTTTGGAGATTTAGGTACAGTTACACAAACTGATGATGAAATAACAGATTTATCTGGAACTTTCACTGCCTTTAAATATGAAGTAAAAGGAAACTCGTCTTTTGAACAAAACATTACATCATCAAGAGAAAATGGAACTACATTCTTTGAACAAACATTAAATTTAACACTACATAAGCTTTCTAAAGAAGACAATAAAGAATTAAAATTGTTAGCTTACGGAAGACCTCATGTTGCTGTTGAAGATTACAATGGTAATGTATTTTTAATGGGATTACAGCATGGAGCTGATGTATCAGGAGGAACTATAGTTACTGGTGCTGCTATGGGAGATTTAAGTGGTTATACACTTAGTTTATCTGCTATGGAAGTAAAACCAGCTAACTTTGTAGCATCGCCTACATCTGCTGACCCATACGCTGGAATGTCTAGTGCAACTGTTACAGTAACAGTAGGTACTAATTCATAATAACTAAATTTAATTGGGTTAAATTAAGGGATGCTTCGGTATCCCTTTTTTTATGAAAACAAATTAGCAATTATTTGTTACTTATAATATGGTAGTATTAACAACATCAACAGATGCTCAGAGTTTTAAGGTAATTCCTAGAAGTGCACAAAGCTCAGTTACGTTTGAACTAACTGATAAATCTAAAAGAACTACAAGTGCTATTAGCGTTTCTGTAACTAATTCAAATGGGTATATGACTGTTACAGGTAGTTTTTCATTAGTAGAAGGTAGATTTTATTCATTTGCAATTAAAAATGGTGCTGTAATTATATATAGAGGCTCTATTTTTTGCACAGACCAAACTAATTTTAATACCTTTGATGTACATTCTGGAGAATACACTACAGAAAACACATACGATAACGATTTTGTAATAATATGAGAAAAGTAAATAAAATGGCAAAAAAAAGATATAATAGTAAACCGTTGCCAAAAGTAGAAAAAGGAAAGATACATATAGTCAATATGTCTTCTTACACAAGACCTGAAATTAAAGAACAATATAATAGAGATTGGGTAGAATATGGAGATGACAATAATTATTTTAGTTATTTAATAGACAGATATAATGGCAGTCCTACAAATAACGCTGCTATTAATGGTATTGCTGAAATGATATATGGAAAAGGAATTGATGCAGTTGATAGTAAAGAAAAAGAAGCTGATTACCTAGAGATGAAAGAACTCTTTACTAAATCTTGTATGAAAAAAGTATGCTACGATTACAAAATGATGGGTCAAGCTGCAATTCAAATAATTTATTCTAAGGACAGGAAAAAGATTGTGCAAGTAGAACATATACCTGTAGAGACGTTAAGGGCAGAGAAGGCAAATAACAAGGGTGAAATACAAGGTTATTACTATGCTAAAGATTGGTCAGACGTTACTTTTAAAACACAACCTAAAAGAATACCTGCATTTGGAACTAGCAAGTCAGGATTAGAAATACTATATATTAAACCTTATAGAGCTGGATTTTATTACTATTCACCAGTAGATTATCAAGGAGGATTACAATATGCAGAGTTAGAAGAAGAGATAGCGAACTATCATATAAATAACATACAGAATGGTCTTGCACCAAGTATGCTTATAAACTTTAATAATGGTGTGCCTACAGAAGAACAGAGAAGTTTGATTGAGCAAAACATACAAGAAAAGTTTAGTGGGTCTTCTAATGCTGGTAGATTTATATTGGCATTTAACGATAGCAAAGAGCTTTCTGCAAGTATTGAGCCAGTTATACTAAGTGATGCACATGAACAATATAAATTCTTGAGTGATGAATCTATGAGAAAGGTAATGGTATCACACAGAATTGTATCGCCTATGCTTGTAGGTATAAAAGATAATACTGGATTAGGAAATAATGCTGAAGAATTACAAACAGCATCTTTACTTATGGATAATACAGTTATTAGACCAATGCAAGTTACTATACTAGATGAACTAGAAAAAGTATTAATGTACAACGGAATTGAATTAGATATATACTTTAAAACATTACAACCTTTAGAATTTACTGATTTAACAAATGCTATTACAGATGCAGAGATAGAAAAAGAAACGGGAATAAAAAAGGAAGATAGTGAAGAAATAGAAGAACAAATAAATATAGAAGAATAATGGCAACAGCACTATTTATAAAAAGGTCAGATTTAGTTAAAAATACTGCATTAAATTCAAATGTAGATACAGATAAATTTATACAGTTTATTAGTTTGGCACAAGAGATTCATGTACAAAATTATTTAGGCACAGATTTATATGATAAAATAAGTGCTGATATAATAGCAGGAACATTAACTGGAGATTACTTGTCTTTAGTTAATGACTATATACAACCAATGCTTATACATTTTGCTATGGTAGAATACTTGCCATTTGCAGCTTATTCTATATCAAATGGTGGTGTATATAAGCACAATGCTGAAAATAGTCAAATAGCAAATAAAGAGGAAGTAGATTTCTTAATTCAAAAGGAGAGAGATTTTGCTGAGTATTATGCTCAAAGATTTATAGATTATATGACTTATAATGCACCGTCTAAATTTGACGAGTATTATAGTAATTCAAATCAAGACATTTATCCAGATAAAGATACAGGGTTTCACGGATGGGTATTATAAAGAAAAACTACAAACCTAAAGAGGTTAACGTAAAAAAATTATTAACTTATTTAAAAAAGAAAGATAATGGCAAACACAATAAATTGGGCAGAGATATACTGTAGCACTAATTTTGGTGATACAGCAAACGAGAGTACTTTACATATTGATTCACAACCAACTTGTTTTGAATAATGGCTACACTTTCAGGAAATAAAATAAAAGATACTTATCAGTCGCTTGTAAA